TGTTCGGATCGAGGCGCGCGAACTCGCCGCCGGGCGAGCACGCGATCAGATGACAGGCTTGGTACTTCACCGCCTGGTCGTAGCTGGCTCCCCACCCGCTTGGGTAGAGTTGCCCAGACGCGTCGGAGATCTTGGCAGAGATGATCACGTCGCTCGTGTTCGCGAACTCCGGGAACTCTGTTTTGATCTGTTCGACGGTCACGGCCACCTTCGTTTACTCCCTGTCGCCTCGACGGCCGAAGTGCCGACTCGGCGTGGGTTCTGCTGGGCTCGGCGCGGGGGGCGACGATGGTGGCGGTGGTGGCGACGGCGGGGGCGGCGGCGGCTGCGTCGGCGATGGCGCTTCGGTTGCGGTGCCGCCCTCGACCTCGATCTCCTTGCGCTCGATCCACCGCTTCACGACCGCGCTGCCGAGCGCGGCTTGGAACCGCTTGTGCTCCTCGTCGCTATCGAACGTCACAGCGATGCCGGGAGTGCCTTTCGTAGTGGGCGGAACGGTGATGACCTGTCCGTTGCCGAACTGCAGCTGCTTCACATGCGCGGTCTTGTTTTTGATGGTGACTTGGTTCGCCATGATCAGATCCCATCCATGTAGACGGCGCCGAGTGGGTACTCGAACGCCACGCCGCCGATGCGGCCCACGGAGTTGACTTCGAACGAGAGGTTCTTGCTCTGCGGCGGCAGCTCCTGCTGCTCTTGCGGGATCTCGAGGTGCACCACCGACGGATTGCGCGGGTACATGATCGCGCGCGGATTGCCGCCGTCGGCGACAGCAGCGAAGTGCCACCAGTCAACGTCGCGCACCGTCTGGGACTGCTCGAGGAACACCTTTAGGATCGTGTCCGTGGGGTTCGCAGGCGCCACGGTATAGAGCGGCGTCCGAGTGATGTAACGGTATTGGGCGAGCGGCAGCACCAGCGTGTCGGGGTTGAGCACGCCCTTGGTGGTGCTGATGATCGCGTCTTCCATGGCGATCAGGTCGGCGAGGACTTCGGTCGGCTTTTTGTCCGCGCCGCCCCATGCAGACGAGAGGCCGGTGGCCGGCGGGGCTGCGTTGATCTGCGGCACGTTGGCGTTGTTGAGCAGGCCGGTGAGGCCAGTCTCTTTGATGCCGATAGCGGCTATCTCTTCGATCTTCTGCTCGAAGCCGGTGCGCACTGCGTCCGCCTTGCGTGCACGCAGCGGGACGCCGGCACGAGCGGTGCGCAGCAGGTCGAGCCAGCTCCACTCGTAACCGAGTGCGATGCTCTCGATCGTGTGCGTGTACTTGGCAGCGAACGTCGCGACTTTCGGGATGTCGTCAGCGTAGTTCGCGACGACCTTGGCCATGCCCGCGCGGTCCCATACCGAGTATGCCCAGGACTCAGCGCCGGGGTCGATTTCCGATGTGACCGGCACGAGGCGACGCGCTTTGAACTCGGGGCGCTGCACGTCGACTGACCGCGCGCGCATCTGCTCGAGCTGGTGCTCGAGGATCATGGTCTCGTTGGCGTCGAGACGATCGGCGCCGTAGAGCTCGGCGCGGTGCACGATCATCGCGTTGTAGATGCGATCGACCTCGGCCGCGTCGAGTCGCTCGCTCGACAGCCGACTGAGTTCGCCGGAAATCTGGTCTCGGCTGTAGGGCGCCAGTGTTTGAAGTTGCACGAGCATGGTGGTGGTGGTCTCCTTCGCGCGTCTTAGAACAGGTCGATCTCGACCAGCACGAGTGCGCCTGCAGTGGCGTCGGTGAGAAAGATCGCGTGCGTCAGCTCCGCCGCTGATGCGGTGTCGGCGTCGGCGCGGAAGCTGCCGAGTTCAGTCCCGCCTGGGCCGGCAGCGAAGCGCACGAACGGGTGAGTCCAGCGCGCGACTGCAGATTCAGCGAGCACCCAGAGGCGGCCGCGCCGGATCACTCCGATGGGCCGCAGTGCCGAGAATTCGTCGCAGCAGCCCTCGCGGGTGGGATCGAGGAACGTGATGCCCATCGCTCCGGGCTTGGTGATGTCGCCCGCAGCGGCCGGCAACTTCGCAGCGTTGCGGACCTTGCCGGCGGTCTTATCTGCGGTGAGCAACTTGCCGACCTTGACCTCGACCTGCGGGATCACGGTATCGGTGTATTTGGTGAAGTCCTCGGTGACTAACCCGAGAACCGCCACCGGCTGCCCGTAGTCATATGAGAGTTGCATCAGTGCCGGTCCTTGCTCGTCGCGAGCGGCTTTTGCCAGTCGGGGACGAAGGCGTCTTGCCGAGCAGCGGGGGTGGACTGCGTGCCGTTCGATGTGGTGGCAGCGCGCGAGCGATCGAGCGCATCGTTGCGCCCGGTGCTCGCGTGCGCTGGGGCGGACTCGATCGCGTGATCGAACCGCGCGCTCACGTACTCGTCGCTCTTGCCCTTGAGGTCGAGCTTCGCATCGAGCTTGGTGAGCACCGCCTCGTGGATCTGGCGGGGCGTCTGCCCGTCGAACTTGTGCTCGGCGGGCAGCACCTTGCGCGCTTGCTCGAGCAGCGTCGCTCGCGCATGCGCTGCAGCGTCGACGCGCGCGGGGTCTGCGGCCGCCGTGAGCTGCTTTTTGACCTCGTCGTGCTCTTTGGTGAGCGCGTCGAGCCGGCCCTGCGCGGTGTCGCGCTCCTTGGTGCGCTCAGTGAGCGCGTCGTCGCGCTGCTTGAGCCCTTTCTCGATGACCTGGGCCCACTGCTTGGGCACCTGGACGTCGAGCTCATCGACTCGAATCGTTACGTGATCCATCTGCGCGTCACCTCCCGGCAGGTCCGTTGTCCCGTCATCCCGCCGCTCGGGCGGCGCACCATAGGCGGTCGCTGTCATCGCGTCGCCAGAGTCCAGGCGCAGCGCGACTTCGCTGCCGGCGCGGCCCCAGTTGCGCGGCCCGAGCGCGGCGTGGTTGTACACGATGTCGCGCTGCACCGCGTCGTAGTGCTCGCCGTCCCATACGCCCGGTGTCGCGTCGATGGCGCACGCATAGCCGCAGCTGATCTCGCGGCGCTCGCCGCGCTCGACCAGGGCGATCATCTGCTCGTCCTCGATCGTGACTGTCGCTGCGACGCGGTGGCCATCCTGCCGCACCGCCTCGCCAACGTGCCCGACCCGCAGTGAACGGACGTTCTTCGGGCTGACCATCTCTTTCGGGTGCAGGTCAGTGAGCGGCGCAGCCGACAGCGACTCGAGCGACGCGGGCCGGAACACTTCGTCGGGGTGCCGCAGCTCACGGACGGTGCTCCCGTCGGCGCGCTTGTACTCGAGTACGCCAGCGCGAGTCACATACGCAGGCACCCTGAGAAACCCTTGCGGGGTACGCACTGGCCTACCGATCTCAGCTACGTCGTACCGATGAACGAGCACGAGGCGCTGGTATGCGCGGTTTTTCGGGGTGTCAAGCGTCGTGCGCTGCCTACCCTCACCCCAATCTCGTCAGCGGCGGCGCTTCCTCTGGCGTGCGGGCGCGGGGGGCGGCACCAGCGACGGCCGGCGCGGCGGCATGCTGGGTGGGGGCGGGGGGTCGGTCGTACCCGTGAGCAGCCCGGCCTCGCGGAGCACAGCATCGACGTCCGGAATCGCTTGGCACCGGCAGTTGATTGGCTGCCCGGGGTGCGCCGGCTCGCCGTCGACGGTGGGCGGCGCGTCCCAGCGCTGCGTAGTCCCCTCGAGCGCTCGGTGGCTCTTTCGCACGCGCTCGTCTTTGACCGTCGACCAGGTGTACTGCTCGATCCCGACCTGCTGCTGCCGGATGCGAGTGAGCTCAGCGTTCAGCGTCGTGACCTGATCGCGAGCGATGAGCGCGGCGCGGCGCTTGGTGGCGCCGAACTTCTCGACGATCTCGTCGGCGATATCCTCGTACCGAAGCCCGGCCCGCGCGCCACGCAGGACGATGCCCTTGAGGTCGTCGAGCTCGCCGGTCAGGAGCGACTTCACCAGGCGCACGTTGTCCTCGACGAACGCCTCGACGTGCTCGGCAAGGACAGTCGGGTCGGCGTGCACGTCGATGCTGGCAACCGTGCGAACCTGCCGGTTGAGCTCCTTGCGGCTGTGCTCTGCAACGCGCAGGGCATTCTGCTCGGCCAGCAGCGCAATCCTGCGCACGGGGATCACGCGCTCGAGGTCCTTGCGAATGCGCTCGATCTCGGCGGCGGTGCGGCTGCCAGTCGCGTCGATGCGCAGCTCTATCGCGTCAGGCCGCAGCGCGTTGTGCGCTTCGATGATGGGGCGCAGCGCTGGCACAAGATCCTGCCGCACGCGCGCGTGCATCTCGTCGACCATCTGCAGGATCCCGCGCAGGTACGCGACGCGCGGCGCTGACGGCTGTCGCGCTGGTGGTATCGGCCGCTTGCGCTTGCGTTGCTTGGGCACTCGGCCCATCAACTCGAGCTGCCGCGCGAGGCGGTCGAGCGCCCGCATCACTCATCCTGCGTCGGCGCTGGTTCGGTCGCTGGCGAGGCGGACGTGGGCGCGGGTGGCGGCGCTGGTGGCAGCTGCGTCGGCGGCGGTTGGGGCAGTTGCGGCGGTCGCGGCGGTCGCGGCGGTCGCGGCGTCGACGTGGTGAACTCCGCGCCCGTCTCGCCCATGAGCTTCTCGGCCTCGGCCTCGGTCATTTGGAATGCGAGCGTGAGCATCTGGACGCCCGTCGAACGGGGGATCTTGCCCGACGCGACCGCCGTGACGATCTCGAGCATGGACGTCACCTGTCCGCCGCTGAGCGCCGTGTCCTGTACCTTCGGGTCGGCGGGCTCGGCGGCGGCGGGTTCGTCAGCAACCGGGGCGGCCCCTGTCTCTGGGTCGATGCCCTCCGGGTCGGCCGCGAGCTCGGCCTCGACCTCGAGCGCTTGCTGGCGCGCCTCGACGTCGATCGTTGAGAAGTCGCCCGATTGCGCCAGGTCGAGCGCGCCCTCCTCGGGTAGCATCACCTGCGCATTGACCAGGGTGGCGATGGTGTCGCCGTTGATCTTGCGCGTCTCGGCCCGCTCCTTCCCGGTGGGCTGCCACAGCGAGTTGAACTTGAGCTTCCAGTTCTCGGGCTCTTGACCATGCGTCGGCCCGCTTTTGGCGAGCATGAAGACCCGTACCACGCGCTCGAGCCGCGGCCGCAGCACGTCGTTCTGCGCGTCCTCGACCACGTCGTACCAGCCGCGCGTGTCGCTCTCGCCGGTGGCGTTCAAGCCGGCAGCCGAACGCCCGTAGAGCAGCGCCACCGGCATCTCGGCTGCCGCAGCGTCGCGCATCATGAAGCGGTCGAGCATCTCGGGCAGCCCGCTAAAGCTCGTAGCGACGCGGGTGAACTCCTCGCGCTCTGCGTCGACGAGGATCGCGCGGCACACCGAGCGCGCCATGTCCATGATCTCCATGCGCGCCCGCAGCCGCGCCTCGCCGCCGGTCGCAATGATCTCAGAGAGGTGAT